CTGCGGCGAAACCAGGTGAGCGGTTTCGATGATCGCTTCAGATGCGCCAACGATGCCGGCCCAACCGCCGGTATTCGCGGTGCCGACGGTCATGGTGTACTTATTCGCGGCGGCAACCACGGTAGTAACCACGCCGGACGGCTGCGCGGGCGCATCTTGCGCGGCCGCGCCGCCCGTTCCAGTCATCAAATACCGCTCTTCAGCAAGGCCGACGGCCGTCGCGAGCTTATCCGCCAGGTACGTACCGCCCTGGATGTAATCGTTGTACGCCTGGTACGTAATCGGCGTACGCGCCGCGTACGCGTAGTCGCCGATGGTCTTGCGGGTGAACGTTGGATCGGATTCAGTCACCAGGTTGATTGCTGGATTCGAACTCGCTACGTCCACTTCGTTCACCAGGTAGCCGGTCGGAATTGCAGTTTCAACCGTTACCTGTTGATCGGAACCGATAGTAGTCGCGCGCGCAATGCTGCGAAGCGGCATATCGTTTTGCAGCAGTTGCCAGATACGGCGCTGCATATCGGTTGGAAGCGGAGCGTTTGACGTGCCGGTCGTGAGCGTACGCAGTTCGTGGAAGTTGCCTGACTTCAACGCGCGGCCGAATGCTGCGCGGTACTCCGGGGTGCTGGCAACGTCGCCATCGGCAACACGGTTGCCAACGCTAGTAGCCGCGGCCTGCGCGCGCATGGTCGGCTTGCCGAGAGATTCGACGCGCGACGCCAGCGCGGCGGCGCGGGATTCGGTTTGAATCAGGGCATCCAGTTCGACGTACCGCGCGTCCATGCGGTCGTACTGCTCTTGCTGCAGGGTGCCGAAATCGCTTCGCGAGTTCAACTCTTGCATATCCTTCAACAGTTGCTTTCGCTCAATCAAATTCTGTGACATTGTTCACTCCTAGCGCGTAGGGTCAATACGCGCGCGTTGGTTTCGCGGCCGGCATCGCGCAGGCTGCTACTAGTTTGCGGGTACGCGGCATCGACGACGATGCTCACTTCGTACAAATCTGCGCGGGTAACCGCGCGAAACGTTTTTTCCTTATTCCATTCGTCCGCGCGCACGGCGAAACCGAATGACATTTCGCCGCTGAGGTCGCCGCGTTGCAGCATGGTGCGCACGTCGTTTCCGAGTGTCGTATCGGGAAGCTCCGCGCTAAACTTCAAACCCTTTTCATCGCTGCGAAGGGTGAGCGTCCCGCTTTGCGTTCGCGCCAGCGGCATAGACGGATCGTGTTGGAAATACAGTTTCACGTCGCCACCCGCCGCTAGCGACGCGTCGAACGCGCCGCGCTGGATGGTTTCGGTGAACGTCCTACCAATCTCGCGAATGGTGCCGGACGGCGCGCCGTAAATGCTGGCGTACCCTTCAAGGGTGCGGCCATCTGTAGCCGTTGCTTTGAATCTTCGGCTAGAAATCATTTGGCGTACCTCCATCTTGCGCGCTGGTATCGGTGCCGAGATTGGTCGAACCGCCACCCGTGCCCATATTCTTTGCCACAATTGGTTCATCCAATCCGGCAAGGGGCGCGTAGTCCAACTCTTCGCGGGCTTCGTTGCGCGTGATGATTCCCGATTCGACGCCGGTACGCAGCGCCGCGAATTGTTCAGCGATACCAGGTCGCATCCATTCATCCACGTCCCACACCATTGCGTCGCCGACGTTGCCGAGCTTCGCGAGGATTTGGGAATCCCAACAACGCAGCCACGACATTAAACAGCCGTCGATATAGGCGCGGCCCTGCGCTTCCATCTGCGCGCCGCGGGCATCGTTCAACGATTCGCCGAGCAAATGCGGCGGCACGCCATAGATGCGCGCCACGTCGCCGATGGAGAATCTGCGCGCAGAGTCAAGGCCCGTATCGTCAAGCGTGCTGGATAGGCGTTCGATGCGCAGGCCGTCCATAGCGACCAGCGGGCGGCCGCTATTGATCGACCCCGAATGCTTTTCCATGTAGTCGCGTTCGATGGCCTGCATCGCTTCCGCGGAAAGCTTGCCTGGATGAACCAATGCTACCTTCGGGTTTCCTGCGTTTTCGTACGCTTTCAGGGCCATCGTTTCGGTAGCCCCGAGCAACTCAATCGACGTGCGGCACATACCGATTGGGCTATCTCCCCACAGCCCATTGGTCGAAGGTGCGCGCAGGTGGAACATTTCCGAGAGCTGAATATCCCCGTATTGCTGCGTGCGGTAGAACGGCGTCGCCGTCTGCGTCACCAGCTGCACGCGTTCGGGGTCAAGCATAATCAGCTCAACAACCTCACCCAATCCCGTGCGGTTCAGCACGCTAAACGCGTTGCCGTATAGCAGCACGTTCATCGTCATCGCGCGCCGCCAGTCAAACGCGCTCATGAGCGTGGACGGCGAACGTAGCAGGGAATCAATTTGCGACGAAGTGACGTCGAAGTCGATGCGCGCAATGTCGCTGGCGATCATGGTCACCGCGCGATAGACCGGCGTGAACTGCAGCGCGTTCGCCGGAGTGACCACAGGACGGCCGTTCATGGTGCCGCGCATCCACGTAGTGGACGGCATTCCAAACAGCCAGCGGCGGAGTACGTTGGAAATCACGCGGGCAGTATTGACGCGCGCGCGCGCACGGAATCGATCCTAACCCTAAATAAGGTCTTCGTATCCGCTGCGCGTCGTGCCGCCCCAACAATGTAACGCTATGACGCCGGCAACCAACGGGTCAACAATTTGCTTGCGCTTCACCTTATCAATGGTGATATTTGCGTTACGGTCACGGTGCGCAATGGCGGTAGCGCACGCGACGCGCATGACGGGATCTTCATCAATGCGCAGGCGACCGCCTACCCAATAGTTTTGCCACAACTGGCAACCAGGGCCGAACACGGATACGCCCATTGAATACGAATCAAGCGGGATATTCTGTTGTTGGCAAATCTCCGCGAACATCTTCGCGCCCCATCGGTCGTAGCCCACGCGCACCAGTTGAAATTCGTTGCCAAGGTCAAACAGCGCCGCGGCCACCAGTTCGTACGACACTTCGCGCCCTGGTACTAGCGTGACTTTGCCCGCCGCTGCCCACGAACGAATCGGTAGCCGGTAGTCGGATTCGCGCTGAATCACTTCGTGCGCGGGTAGCCAGTACTGGCCGCGCAGCGCCACGGTGCCGTCATCCAACGGCACGGCCACAACCAGCGCCGTCATATCCAGGCTACGCGATAGGTCAAGGCCCGCCCACGCCGGCCGGCCGCGCAGGGATTTCCAATCTATGGCCGAGTTCGTGGGGTAGCAGGCCATATCCAACCACCCAAACGCCTCTACCGACGTCCTGCAGCAATGGTAGCGGGCGAATTCAGCGCGCCGAATAGGGGTGTTTTTGCGTGTTGACCACGCGCGGCGCAGGCTACGAATGTCCGGTTGTTCGTGCGCAAGGCCTGGATTGGCTTTGATCCAACAGTTTTCATCCTCCAAATCGTCCTGTTGGTCGATGCCAAACAGCATCGGAATGGTCGCATCGTCCACTATCGACCCGTCAAGGATGCCATCGCAGCGCGTAATCAGTTCCGCGTAGCGGCCGTCGGCGTTGTCGGACGGCGTTGAAATGACAACTCCCAAACCTTCGCGCCGTTTCGCCATTGCCGTTTCAAGCTTCGCAAGTACGTTGTCCTTATACTCCGCCGCTTCGTCCGCAATAAATAGCGACGGCGTAAGGCCGTCCAGGCTAGACGCTTTCGACGGTAGCGCGTGGAATTCCGAGTCCGCTTCGGGCCGTTCGATGGTCTTGAACCGTAACGCGCAGTCGTGCGGACCGCCGGCCAGCATCGCGCGCGCCGAGTCTAGAACAATATTCGCCTGCTCTACCTTATTCGCGATGCAATAGACCCGCTTTCCCGGCCCGCTTTGCAGGTCAAACAGCGCCAAGCCGGCCATCAAAGTAGTCTTACCGTTGCCCCTGGCGACCTGCAGGACGGCATTCACCACGCGGCGGAGGTTGCCATCGGTGTAGCGCCAGCACCATATATTCGCCAACACCCACGCTTGCCACGGCGCCAGCTCAAACGGCGTACCCGAATAATCGCCTAGCAGGTGCAACCGGCGGTAGTGGCTGCGTAGCGCGGCCATGGTTTCCCAATCCATGTAGATATCTGAGCGGGCCAAATCGGCCGCAAACCTGCGCGCGCTGGCGTTGATGGAGCGCCCTGCAGGGATATCCCCGTTCAATATGCCCGCGTTGTAGGCCAACACGTCGGCATCGGGCGCGGCATAGGCTTTTTCTGTGAGCATTACAGGCGGCACCTAAGGGGGGTCGATAAAACCCATTTTTTACCCCCCCAATTCCATATACAGGGCGTCCACCATAGGAGGCCTTCAGTATGAGATTCACGGGCTACGCGACGCTAATAGAATTCGTCGCTGTCCAATTTGCGCCCATGTGCATGGTTGTGGCACGGGCGACACAACGTACGCAGATTATCCCAAGCGTAACAGAGTTCAGGATTATCCGCGCGCGGGATAACATGGTGTACGTGTTCACCCGGCTTGCCACACGTCGCGCATGATGGATGCGCACGCAGGAACCTACGACGCAGACGAGTCCATCTATCACCACACAACCTATGGCCTGGTGCGTGGAACACGGCACGGAATGGTACGACGTGCTTGAAGCCCATTAGAAATTCATATCCGCGCTGGCCGCAACCTGCGCTACCAGCGCTGCACGTTGCGCGCGTGCGTCCTTGACCATGATGCTATCAGCGGCCCATTGGTCCAGCGGCATGATCATTAGCCAGGGGCGTCCGTTGCTTCGATACGCAACACTCCAGGGGCGCCCGTGCGCATCGGCGTGCGCCTGCACGGTAGCATCCAGTAGGCGCAGTTTCTCCGTGCGCTTCACCTCGAAATGCATGGGGAGGAATTCGCAGACCACGTCGGCGGCAGTACCAGGGCGCCCGCAATATTGCACGGACCGCCTGCAGAGTAGGCCTAGCGATAGCATCGCCTGCGCTAGTTCGCGTTCGCCGTGCGCGCCCTTGCGCCGCTGCATACCGCTCACTTCCAGCGCCCCGTAGGTGATGGTTCGGGTACGCCGGCGGTTTCGGCCGCTTGCGCCTGCAACTTCAGAATCGTGTTCTGTGCGCTGGCGAGAAGTTCGTTCTGCGCGTCTATCACCATTTGCAGCTGGCCAATGTGCGCGCATCGAACCGTTAGCGCGGTTATTTCAGCGCGCAGCGCGCGCGCGTAGTTCGAATTCAGCGCCCAATAGCGTTCGTTCGATTCGGCAATATGGTCGGCCACTTGGACGCTATCGCGTTCGCACATATTGTCCTCTTGGCGTTGCGCTTGTTCGATTTCCCACGCGCGTGAATCTCTGTTGGTCATGCGGTCCATTCCCCTTTGCAGTTGATGCCGTTCGCGGTCAACAGCGCTTCCAACTGGTGAATGCGCGCGACGTACTTCCGTTCGCGGCGCAGGTGGTCTGATACGGTCGCTTCGGCGTGCGTCGGCGCGCCCTCAATTGCTGGCCGCATTGGACGGGTGACGTAGGCCGAAACATCCTTGCCGGCGGCGGCGTCAATGCAGAATACCTTCCAGCATCGTCCGCTACGGTCCCATTCGACGGCCGCATATTGTCGGCTCACCTGCTCCAACACCTGCGCAGGAATGCGCGCGTACGCGTTGTCGATAGCCCACCCGTCCGGCAAATCATCGTTTCCCGTCGGCGCCGCCGCGCCACCAGCGCGGTCGGTCGACGGCGCGGGCTGTCGCAAGTAGTGCAAGTTAAACCTGGTCATATAGAACCCCTTATAGGGTCGCTCAGCGCGGTACACGGGCAACGCGTTCAGCGCGCGCGGCAAATCCATGTGCCGGAGCTGCGCGTTGGCGGCCGAGATTGCAGAGTGTGGAATGTCGATACCCGCGAACGCGATTTCGCGCGCTTCGTGGAAGGCCTTTATTTCCGAGTCGGTCATGTTGTCCTTATTGCCGCGCGCTTTAGCAGGGTGTTGGGTAACGGTACTGCGCACAGACAGACGTTCGTTGCTTCGCACGACGCTGCTGGCGCAGACCGTACCCACTCTGTCAAGCGGCGTCAAGGGGGGATTATAAGGGGGGGACGGAATTTAATATCTATGGGCAAGAAAAACCCCACACGGGAGCGGGTGCAACGCGTGTGGGGCAATCGGGAAAAGAAGCTTATTGAGCGGGCCAGCATTCGGCGACGCCGAAATATTCGACGCCGTTCGTGGTCTTGCTGGTGATGGTAGCACCAACGCGGCGGCCTACGTATTCCTGGAGCATATCCGCGGTCGTACTTGACCAGGTGGACGCCTCGAAGATTCGCCCCTGGCGGTCGGCCAGTTGGACGCGAAAAAAGTCTTTCGGGTTAGGTCCCTTCGTCTGCGCTGGCGTCACTCGAATGGGCGAATAGGTTTCGCCAGCGGGCGCCGCTTCGGTTTCAACCTTCGCAGGCTTCGCGGTCTTCACCTTCGCCGGCTTCGACTCCGCCGCTTCGCCATCGTCGTCTACTTCGCCAACGATGCCGAGCATGGCCATAAGAGCGTATCGGCGCAGGTAGGAAATAGCGCTACCTACCTGCTGGATGTTGTCGCTCGATTTGTGGGCGCATCGGTGCGCGACCGATTCGCCGGACGAATGGAGTAGCGTCGTAGTAATGGTCAAACGCCCTTGACGCTCGCCAACGTCCTGCAGCACGGCGAACCCGTGCCGGTGGAGAATCGGGCGGACCGTTTCCATGACCGACGCCAGCGACGCGTAGCCGCTCTTAAACGCGGGATTCGTGCGGTCGAATGGCGGGCTACGCATTTCGCTTTGCATGGCGACAAACGCGGCGGAGAATTTGAGGCCGACCGGCGCGCTATTCATCTTCGCCGTCCTTCGCGTTGATGGCGTCCAGGTCGCACATAATCGCCAGCATCGGGGTGATGACGCAGACAATGGAGATAATCAGCAACACGGCGTATCCGACGATGGCATACATGGCGATTTCCTTGCTTTTTTCGCGGCCTGTTTAGCTTGCGCATCGTGCGCGGCCTGAACTAGCGCGGTGACGACCGATGATCGGCTAACGCGCGCCACCTCCGCCATAATTGAAATATGGGCGTGTGTTTCCGGCGTAACGTTGATGCTGTAATTTGTCTTACGGGTTTGCTTTGTCATGGCATAACAATATCGACGGCCCGTAATACCGTCAAGGCCACTTATTATGCGGGCACGTGGCCAACGGCATTCGGCCTTTAATCGTCAGCTCCGCGCGCGCGTTGGTCCCACAACCGCACGCGCCGCAGAATCCGATAGCGGGCGCTGGCGCCGGCTGCAGCGCCGGGCACGCAGCACAGACGGCTATACGGGCGCCGAAGTCGGCATCGCTCAATTCACCTACCAACACAACCGAAGCTTCCGCGCGCGCCCACGCGGCAGCGCGCGCGAAGATGTTCGCCGGTTGGATATCAGGGTGCGCGCCTAGGCACGCTGCGCACGTCCCTAGTGACGGATGGCCACCGTACAAACCCCGCGCGCAACAGCCACCGCCGCGCACGTCGCACGCAGACCAATGAACGCAGTCAACTAACTGTTGCAGTTCCAATTTGTGTCCAGCTCGAGCGGTTGCAGTAGGTCGCGAATGAGGACATATATAGCGGCCAGGTACCCAACGCGCTACACGATACCCGCGCATCATAATCTACGATTATGAGTTCGGGTAGCGACGTGGATGCCTGCGTGTTGCAACAGTCGCAATCGTCGTACACGGCGCCGCCGCAGTTGCCCACAAATAGCATCGGCCCGCATTCAAACCAGGACGGCTTGCACGGCATACAAACGGTCGATTCAGGTAGCGCGCCGATGCGCTGGTTACCCGATACGTACTGCACGTGATGGCAACCCGATGGCGTCGATACGTTCGGCACAATATGGTTTACGCAGTCGCCGTTGTCGCCGGCGCATGGTCCATGCGTTGCGACCCACGTGCCGTCCATCTTCGGGCATGACGGTAGGCAAAGCCCGTCGATACCAGCGCCCACAATGTCGATACAGGCCGCGCAGCAACCTAGTACGCCCGTCGATAGCGGCGCCGTTTGGACGCATTGCCAATGGTCGTAGCGGTTGCGGTATTTGACCCAACCGGCGTGCGCGCGTTCGACGGGCACGGCGCCCACGAAATCGGGCCGAATCGTCGGGTGAAACGGTACGCACGCGCTAGTAACGGGGTACTGCATACAGCCTGGCGTTGCGTTCGCGCCGCAGATAGCCGGGAAATGAAACGTGGGAATAATGTAATCGCCTAGCGCCAGGTGATAGGTAGCGCCAAGGTTGCGATTCCCGCAACCGCCGCCGCCACCGCAGCCCGTCGAATTGAATGACATTGCGACCGTAATAGCGCCGGGGCCATTCTCGCAATGGCTTTGCACGCAACCGCACGCGGGTACGTATTGGCACCATGACTTCGGAGTGATGGAAAGCTCCACCGTCACTACCAGGCTGCTACCTGGCGCCGAAATCGAAACGGATTGCGTTTCGGATTTCGTCACGTTGTCCGGCCAGCGAATCGTGCCGCCCGATGCCACGCGCGTTGATGCGCCAAACAGAAACCGCACCTTGCCGGCGGTGGTAGTGCATAGCCATACCTTCGCTAGCTCACCAATGGCAACCGTCGAAGAAATGCCCATAGCGTTCAGGCCGTCTAATAGCGCCTGATTCTTTACGTCGATGGCCCACGCCGCTTGGCCGGCGCCGTTCTCAGGGCTTTCAACGTTGCACACGTATGGGCTAGTCGGCGTCCCCGCTTCGCACGGATTCGTTGTTCCGCAGCGGTTGATATCGTCCTGCGTGATGACGGTTTGATGGCCGGGGACAATCGTAATAGGCATATCCACGCAGGTGATTTGCGTTGATGAACTGGTGGACGTGCAACGAACCACCGTCGAAACCGTGCCCGCGCCCGCTACCTGCGGAAATGTGTTCGACGGCGTTGCGGTGGACGCTACCGCGAGATTCCCGCGGAACCTAGGCACGATGCGCCGATTCTCACCAGGCCACCACGCCGGGTCGGTGGTCGAAGTTTGCACTGCGTTCGGGTTTGCGCCGGACCGCGTGCAATCGGTCAACGCAAACGGGTACGGACCTGGCGGCACGCCGGGGTATTTCTCCCCATTGGTCGAATGCGTATGCACGCACGGGCCTTGATCCTTTGAACCGCCGGCTAGCGCTACCGCGCCGGTCGCGTTCCAACTGAACGCGTCTACGTACACGGTCCGCCCGCATTGCGCGCCGCCGCTGGCAACCGTAGTAGGGAAACAGTCGGCCGCGCCGCCTGGCGTCGGTAGCGTCGTACAAACGGGCTTGCCGAATGATTCCTGCACGACCGTGCGCCGGTACGCGCTTACCTTGATTGAAATCTGCGCGCCGGCGGTGCCGACGGCGCAAACCGAATTGTGCCACGCAGGCCAGTACGGGCCGTCGAATTTGAGCGGGCCAACTGGTTGCCCAATGGTCACGTAGCCAGGTATCACGAACGGTAGCGACGCATCGCAGGGCGTCCCTGTAGCGCGGCACGTGGGCCACACTTCGCAATCGTTCGGCACGCAGCAGCAGTCCATCGGAATCATGGTTCTACGAACCTAGGCGAAACGAGGTAGTAACCTTCGGGCAGGGCTATGGATTCGCTACCCAACACCCAAGA